ACCCAGGACAGGTGACATTGTCGTTGGATTTAAGCCAGCCGATAGTCTGCTCGATCTGATTTCCACATTTAGGGCAAGTCACCCCGATTGTCTGGTTTTCAAACATGATAAGCCTCCCGCTGATTATTCAGCACAGTGAGAGTTACAGTTTCAAGAGCTTTCCTAGCGGAGTGGGTACTTGACTGAGACATCCGGTCGCTCGGAACAAGGCTTTCTCTTGGGCGGCTGTGGCTTGGCGTTGCGCTTCGGTTGCGGCAATCTGGGCATCAAGACTTTGCTTTTGCAATAGGTATAGACGGCGCTTGATCTCGATATCGCGCCAATATGCATACTGCGATCCGTCCTGTTCATGGACGCCACCGAATACTTGTTCGTCTGTTTTCGAGCTCCAATCATTCAACGCTGGCATGCTCACCTCATTCCGTTGCCTATCAAGAATAGACATTGGCTACAGAGCCAAAGCAAGAGGCTGAATGGCTAAGATCAAAACCCTCAAGCCTCTCGTATCCACGATGAAGCCAAGGCTGGGATACGCCAAAGGGAATGAGAGAGAGCGGGACCGACTGCGGTATAAAGTCCAGCCATGGCGCAAACTGTATGCGACAACGGCATGGCGAGCGCTGCGGTGGAAGGTTCTGACCCGCGATCTATTTACCTGTCAAATGTGCGGTGTTCTGGAGAGTGACACGTCAAAGCTGGTTGGGGATCACAAGACCCCGCATCGTGGCGATAAGACACTGTTCTTCGATGAAGGTAACGTCTGGACGCTTTGCAAGACATGCCACGACACAGTGAAGCAACGTGAGGAGAAGCGCGGCTACGGCTTTGAGTAGAGGCGGCATTGTGCTAGAAATAGCGAACCGCCGAGATGCTACCAACATGCTCGACGGTTCTAACCAGTAACGATCATGGAAGGATCGCTATGGCTTCGACCTATCTAGTCGAGTGCGTTGTCTGTGGCAACACGGCAGAGACCAAGCAGCCCGCAAAATACTGTAGCCAAGAGTGCCGGAACAAGCGTCCACGGCCAAATCGTAAGCGCAGCAACAGCGGCAAGCACAGCTTCAAGGAAAAGACGTGTAAGGCATGTTCGTCAGTCTTCATCGCAAGAGGGGATAACGACCGCATATTCTGTTCTGACGCCTGCAATGTAGATTGGCGCAGGATCACATCAAAGCCGCCGTCGTTCCGCATACTCATGCGCAAGCCCGTTGTGAAACCCGCTCCTTCGCTGGAGTGTGTGAGCTGCGGCGGTGCTCGTACACCAAAGCCGTACGACCGCAAGATGTGTGACGAATGCAGAGAGGCTAATCGGCTCCAGACCAAGGAGCGAGCGAAGCAGGCATTCAAGGCATCAGGACGTAAGGCTGCCGAGCGCAAGGCAAGGAAGCTTCGCCTTCGTGGCGTGGCTGTGGAAAGTGTCAATCCTCTCACGGTGCTGGAGCGTGACAAGTGGACCTGCCAGCTATGCGGAGTGAAGACACCGAAGAGGCTGCGCGGAACCTACGATGATCGAGCGCCAGAGGTGGACCACATCATTCCGATAGCGCAAGGCGGCGAGCATTCGTATCGCAATACACAATGCGCATGTCGAAAGTGCAACCTGATGAAGTCAGGCACGGCAATGGGGCAGATGAGGCTGTTCGGGTAGTCCGAACCCGCGAGGATCGAAAGGCATCGACCGAGGGGCCGTGAAACATTGACCGTGAAACATTCGGATCGGTCGAGGTGTGACAAAAATGTCACCATCGAAGGGGTGTGACCGAAAAGCAACATCTCAAGGGGGGCGGGGGTCGAAGTCCAAGACCCCTTTGGCCTCCACTCCCGCGCCCCCCTCAGGCAGAGATTTTTTCCCGCTTAACAAAGGCTGTTAATCGATGGCGTTAACTGAACAGAAGCGCCGGTACGCCGAAGCGCGTATGTCAGGCGCGTCGAAAAAAGAGGCTGCAATAGCGGCTGGATGCCCAGAAAAGACGGCTTCACAGGCTGCTTCGAGATATGAGAAAGACCCGGATGTTTTAGCGGCAATAGGGCGCACACATGTGGTAAAAGCGGCTGTTAAGCACGAACCACCGGCAGGCGACCCGAACCCGTACATACCGGCTCAGGCCAGTGATCCCCTCAAGTTCTTCGAGCAGATGATGAATGACCCGGAAGCGGACCCGAAATTGAGGCTTGACGCTGCGAAAGCGCTGGCAAGTTTCACGGTAGCAAAGCCGGGTGAAGGGGGGAAGAAAGAACAGCGTCAGGAAAAGGCAGAGAAGGCTATGAATAGTGGCCGGTTTGCTCCGCGCTCCCGTCCTAATCTGAAAGTCGTCTGATGGTTGAATGGACAACGCGATGCCCAGATTGGGAAAAGCGGATTATCAATCGTCAATCGCTGATCCCTTTCGCCCCGCTATTCCCAGATGAGGCGGCTTACGCGCTGGAGAAGTTCAAGGCGCTTAGAGTGCCTGACCTACCAGGGAAGCCGACATTTGGCGAATGCTGCGAACAGTGGGTATTTGATTTTGTGGCTTCGATCTTTGGAGCGAATGACCCGGAAACAGGGCAGCAGAAGATTGCCGAATATCTTTTGCTCATTGCTAAAAAGAATACGAAATCGACCATTGCTGCCGGTATCATGTTGACGGCGCTGCTTATCGGATGGCGTGAGGAAGAAGAAATCCTCATTCTCGCCCCGACGCTTGAGGTGGCGAATAACAGCTTCAAGCCTGCTGCCGGTATGGTGCGGGCTGATGACGAGTTGGCTGATTTGCTGCATGTCCAAGAGCATACCCGCACGATTACGCATCGGGTGAATAGATCAGCGCTCAAGGTTGTCGCGGCTGAAACAGATACGGTCTCCGGTAAGAAATCGGGCCGCATCCTGATCGATGAGCTTTGGGTGTTTGGCAAAAAGCCGAAGTCAGACGCCATGTTGCGCGAAGCAATGGGCGGCATGGTATCGCGTCCAGAAGGTTTTGTGATCTATCTGACCACGCAGAGCGACGAGCCTCCCGCTGGCGTTTTCAAGGCGAAGCTCGACTATGCCCGCGATGTGAGAGATGGCAAGATTGAGGACAACAAGTTTCTGCCGGTCCTGTATGAGTTCCCAAAGTCGATGATCGACAGCGGCGAATTTATGAAGTCGGAAAACTTCTACGTCACCAACCCCAATTTAGGTCTTTCGGTTTCATCTGACTGGATTGAACGAGAGCTGACAAAGGAACTGGCAAGCGGTCCTGAAACGAGAAATGTGTTTCTTGCCAAGCATTTGAATGTCGAGATTGGCTCAAATCTGCGCGCCAATCGCTGGCCGGGTGCCGAGTTCTGGGCTGAGCGCACTGACAAGACGATAACCAGTCTCGACGCTCTTCTGGATCGGTGCGAGGTATGCGTTGTCGGCATCGACGGCGGCGGTCTGGACGACTTGTTCGGGATGACAATAGTTGGACGTGAGAAAGGCTCGTGGAACTGGCTCTCATGGTCACATGCATGGTGCCACACAAGCGTTCTTGAACGCCGGAAGTCTATCGCCTCTCTGCTTCGTGACTTTCAGCGGGCAGGGGAATTGACGATTGTCGATGACGCTCTGGACGACATCTCGGACATAATTGGTAAGATCGATTATGTGAATGAGCGTGGCTTGCTGGCTTCTGTAGCCGTTGACCCGGCGGGCCTCGGTGACATGATCGAAGCTCTCGATGAAATCGGCGTATCGCAGGAAAACGGCAATCTGGAAGGCGTTGCGCAGGGCTGGCGGATGATGACTGCAATCAAGTCGTCTGAGCGCCGCCTTGTGAACGGTACGCTGAGACATGCACCGTCATCGCTGATGGACTGGTGTGTGGGAAATCTCAAGATTGAGCCAACGGCGACCGGGATCAAGGCAACCAAGCAAAACGCTGGCGATGCGAAGATCGACCCTGTGATGGCGCTATTCGACGCGGTGACGGTGATGAGCCGGAACCCGGAGCCAAAGCGGAAACCGCAATACCAGATGCTCATAATCTGAGCCTTTCGAACAACCTGAAAACTTGGAGGTACGTCATGACAGTGACGAACCGCGCCTATTCCTTGCTTGAAATCAAGGAATTGGACGATGACGAGCGCGTTATCACTGGCATAGCCAGTACTCCTACACCTGATCGAATGGCCGATATTGTTGTGCCGGAAGGTGCCCAGTTCAGCTTGCCCATTCCGCTACTTTGGCAGCATAGGTCTGATCAGCCGATAGGCCATGTCACTGATGCCCGTATCACGAGAAAAGGCATCGAAATTGTCGCGAAGATCGCCAAGGGCGTTTCGGAAGACATCGACAAGGCTTGGGCGCTCATCAAGTCGGGCCTCGTAAGAGGACTGTCCATTGGGTTCCGTGGATTGGACACGGAGCAAATCCCCAATTCTTGGGGTTTGAAATTCGAGAAGTGGGAATGGCTGGAACTTTCAGCCGTCACCATTCCGGCGAATGCAGAGGCTTCAATAACCTCTGTGAAACAGTTCGATATCGGTGCGCCTGCCGCGTCTGGTAACAAGGGTACCGATCCTTCTCCCGTCGCTTCGGGAAAACCTTCCACAAAATCCATCAATCTCAAGAAGCCACAGGAGAAAACCATGGCTGAGAAGAAAACTGTTGCCGAGCAGATCGAGGCACTCGAAGCCGCTCGCGTTGAAAAGACCGACCGTATGTCGGCAATCATGCAGAAGTCCATCGATGAAGGCCGCTCGACCGATGAGGCCGAGCAGGAAGAGTTCGACGGTCTCGAAGCCGAAGTTGCATCGATTGACGGCGACCTGAAGCGTTACCGTGCGCTCGAAAAGGCTCAGGCTGTCGAAGCCAAGCCGATTAACGCCACCAAGTCGGTAAATTCGTCTGTTGACGTGTCTCGCGGCCCGGTGATCGAGGTCAAGAGCAAGCTCGCGCCTGGCGTTGAATTTGCTCGCTTCGTCAAGTCGCTTGCGGCTGCCAAGGGCGATCCTCTCCGCGCTGTTGAAATCGCGAAGACGCACTATCCTGAACAGACCCGCATTCACAACGTCCTGAAGGCCGCTGTTGCAGCCGGTACGACGACTGATCCGACCTGGGCGGGTGCACTGGTCGATTATCAGAACTTTGCGGGGGACTTCATCGAGTTCCTGCGGCCTTCGACCGTGATCGGCAAGTTCGGCACTGGCAATATCCCGTCGCTGTTCAACGTACCTTTCAACGTCAAAATCCCAGCGCAGACGAGCGGTGGTGATGCATACTGGGTTGGTGAAGGTGCTCCAAAGCCTCTTACCAAGTTCGATTTCTCGCAGATCGAGCTTCGTTGGGCGAAGGTGGCGTCTATCGCAGTTCTGACAGAGGAACTCGTTCGCTTCTCCAATCCGTCTGCTGACCTTCTGGTTCGTAACGCTCTGGGTGATGCGATCCGTGCACGTCTCGATATCGACTTTATCGATCCAGCAAAGGCCGCTGTGGCGAACGTCTCTCCGGCGTCCATCACCAACGGCGTGACCGGCATTCCTTCGACCGGCAACCCGGATCAGGATATCGACGCTCTGTATACGCAGTTCATCACCGCGAACCTTTCGACGGCGAACGGCGTGTTCCTGATGTCGGAAATTCTGGCGCAGCAGCTTGCCCGCGTTAAGAACCCGCTCGGTCAGCGCGAATATCCTGAGATCGGCCCGAAGGGCGGTGTACTGGATGGCCTCCCGGTCATCACCTCTCAGTATATCCCTGCCGGTATGCTGGCTCTCGTTGCCGCTGACCAGATTTATCTGGCTGACGATGGTCAGGTTGTCATCGACGCTTCCCGCGAGGCTTCGCTCCAGATGGTTGATAACCCGGCCAATAACAGCGGAACGGCAACCCCGGCTGAACTCGTATCGCTCTGGCAGACGAATAGCATCGGCATCCGTGCGGAGCGCTATATCAACTGGCAGAAGCGCCGTGCGCAGGCTGTCTCGTTCGTCACGGGTGCAAACTACGGCGGAAATGCTGGCAGCTAATCCGTAGCCTTTACGAATATGCCGGTCGCCTACGGGCGGCTGGCTTTCACTCACTGGAGGCGTGATGATCGCTGTTGCATTGTTATCGGTCGCTGTACTTCTGGCCGGGATTTCATCCGTCATCGCCGGGATTTATCTGCTGGCCGGTCTGCCGTGGGCGCTTATTGCCGGTGGTTTTGCAGCGATCATTCTTGCATTCGTTATTCGCGAAGGACTGAGGGCAAATGGCTAAGACATCATTCCTCAGTGCCCTTGCTGGCGTTGTGGTGCCTACGCGCAAATCCTTGTCTCCGGTCGATAATCGCGGCGGATGGTGGCCATGGGTACGCGAACCGTTCTCCGGGGCATGGCAGCGCAATATCGAGATCGAGCACGACACAGTAGTCGCCAATCATGCCGTGTTCGCCTGCATGACGCTGATTGCCTCAGATATCGCAAAACTGCGTATCAAGCTCGTACAGAAGGACGAGAATGGCATCTGGTCGGAAATATCAAATCCGGCTTATTCGCCAGTCCTGCGCAAGCCTAACGGATTTCAGACCCGCATTCAGTTCATGGAAAGCTGGATGCTGTCGAAGCTGTCTCGCGGGAATACCTATGTCCTGAAAAAGCGTGATCTTCGCGGGGTCGTGAATGGACTGTATGTCCTCGATCCCACTCGGGTGCGTCCGCTGATTTCGTCCGATGGTTCGATCTTCTATCAGCTTTACGGCGACGATCTGAACCAGATTGAGGACAGTCTTGTCGTTCCGGCCCGTGATATTATCCACGACCGTTTCAACTGCCTGTTTCATCCGCTTGTTGGCCTGTCGCCAATCTTCGCCAATGGCCTTGCCGCCGTTCAAGGCTTGAAGATGCAGGAGCACTCAGCGCGGTTCTTTGGGAATAATGCCAATCCGGGCGGCATTCTCACTGCCCCAGGTGAAATTGACGACGACACAGCTAAACGGCTCAAGGAATACTGGGAGAGCAACTATACGGGCAAGAATGCCGGTAAAATTGCCGTTCTTGGCGATGGGTTGAAATACCAGCAGCTTCAGATCGCCGCTACGGACGCCCAGCTAGTCGAACAGTTGAAGTGGTCTGCGGAAGTCGTTTGTTCGACGTTCCACGTCCCCGGCTTCCTCATCGGCGTCGGGGCTGAACCCACATACAATAATGTGAGCAATCTCACCCTTCGGTATTACTCTCAGTGCTTGCAAAAGCTGATGGAAGACGCGGAAGCCTGCCTTGATGAAGGTCTTGGCATGGATGGCGTTACGCTCGGCACCGAGTTTGACGAGGAAGCCCTGATGCGCCTCGATGCGATGACGCAGATGGATGTTTTGGAAAAATCCAAGGGCAAATTGACAGTTAACGAACAACGCAAGCGCTTGAACCAGAAGCCGGTTGCTGGTGGCGATACGGTTTACCTTCAGGAACAGGATCACAGCCTTGAGTGGCTTTCACGACGCGATGCGCTGCCGATAGAGGGTGACACTCCCCCGGAACCGGAGCCGCCACAGAAGCGCATTTCTGCGTTGAAGGTTAAGGCGATGTTCGCCGGCAATGACAAATCACGAAAGGCCGCATGATGGACCTGCAAGAAGCTTTTGATCAGGGTTTTGAGGCGGTAAAGTCGTACGTTGATCGGTCGTTCGCAGCATATGAAGGCCGTTTGAATGAGATTGAGAAGCGCCTCGACAGATTTCCCACGCCGCGCGACGGTATCGACGGGAAGGATGCTGATCCAGTGGCCATCGCGGCTACAGTCAAGGAAGAACTGGCAGACCAGATAGCGTCCATAGCAGTTGATGCAAAGGGAGCGAGCGCGCAGGCTATTGCGCAGCTACAGGCGGTAGTCGATGAGCAAAAGCAAGCATTCTCTGTTGCCGTATCTGACTTGAGCGATGTCAAGAATGGTTTGGCTGAGGTTACGGCCCGTGTGGCCTCGCTACAGGAAGCCCCTGAACTGCCAGACATCCCGAAGATGATTGATGAGGCTATATCAGCCAAGTTGGGCGTCGAGGACATGGAGCGCAGCATTGAGGAAGTGGTACGCGCTGTAGTGGCTGAAATTCCGGCCCCGCAAGACGGCAAGAGCGTGACGATTGAAGATGTTGCGCCTCTTATCGCATCGGAAGTGGAAAAGCGCGTCAGCGAGCTTCCCAAGCCGAAAGACGGAAAGGATGGCCGGGACGGTCTGGACGTGAAAGACCTATTCCGGGCTGAAGGTGGTATTCTTGTTGCCACGATGAGCGATGGCCGGGTCAAAGAGCTTGGCCGGTTCGTCGGTGAAAAAGGCGAACCCGGCAAAGATGGCGCTGACGGCTTGGGCTTCGATGACCTGACGGTGGAATATGACGGCGAGAAGAGCTTTGCCTTCAAGTTCATCAAGGGTGAACGGGTCAAGCAGTTTGATTTCACCCTGCCGGTAGTCCTTGATCGTGGCATCTTCACGAACGGCAAGGAATACACTCCCGGTGACGGCGTGACGTGGGCAGGGCATTACTGGATCGCGCAGGCTGAAACCAAAGCAAAGCCCGGTGAAGGTAACGACTGGCGACTAGCTGTAAAGCGCGGTCGTGATGGCAAGACGTTCACTGTCAAGGTTGGCGAACAAAAGTCGCCTGTCAGTCTCACGAAGGACGAAGACAATGGCTGATCTTGTCACTCTTGATCAGGTGAAGGCTGGCCTTCGCATTGACCACGACGACGACGATGCACAGTTGGATTTGCTTATATCGGCGGCGTCGGAGCGTATTATCCGCTATCTGAAGGGGCGAGCCAAGGAAGTCCTGAATATGGATGAAGAGGGCAATGTTGCCGGTCCCGTACCCGCCGCAGTGACGACAGCGACAATGATGCTTGTCGGCTATCTGTATCGCGATCCTGACCAAGACCCGGAAAAGGATTGGGAATTGGGGATGCTCCCGAAGCCTGTTTCTGCCCTGATTTACCAACTTCGCGATCCAGCACTGGCTTAAAATGCAAGTCACCATCAACGGTATTCCTTACGTCCCGGCGTCCTCGACGGGCGCGCAGATCGGCGTTGCCATTACGACCCACAACCGCGCTGATGTGCTCACCAAGGCCCTTGCAGAGCATGAAAAGCATCGGCCTGCCGGATCGGTCTTTGTTGTGGTGGACGATGGATCAAAACAGCCGGTCACCGTGCCGGATTGGGTAAAGCTGGTTCGAAACGATGTATCTCAAGGCATTGTTTCTGCAAAGAATGCCTGCCTGCGCGCCTTGATGGATGCCGGCTGTCAGCATCTATTCCTATGGGATGATGACGCTTGGCCGGTGTCCGATGGCTGGCATCATCCTTATATCGATAGCCCGGAGCCACATCTGGCTTATCAATTTCTTGATCTGGCTGGACCTCGGAAGTTGAAGGACATCACCATCCTGCATCAGGATGCGCGCCATGTGGCTTATTCTGGTCAGCGCGGAGTGATGCTGTATTACCGGCGTGACGTGATCGAGAAGATTGGCGGCTTCGACTGGATTTATGGCCGTGGCATGTATGAGCATTCCGACCTTGCCATGCGGATTTATCATGCAGGTCTGACTTCATGGGCCTTTGCCGATGTAGCCGGGTCCGAAAAGCTGATTTACAGCATGGATGAGCATGAAGCCGTAGAAAGATCAGTACCAGCATCTGATAGAGCGCAGTTGGTCAAAAGGAATGCCGAAATCCATAACCGGCGTCGGGACGCTGGATATACGGCCTATGTTCCGCTGATCGAGCCGGTGAATGTGGTCCTGACATCGATGTTGACCGAAGCGCCTGACCCGCAGCGCGGCACGAGATTGCAGGCAACGCCTGACATGCTGGCCGCTTGGGCCAAGAGCATCAAAGGCGGCAAGGCGGTCATTCTGGCCGATCATTTGGATGCGGCACCGGCTGGCGCTGAGATTGCCAAGGTCCATCCATCCAACCAGAACCCGTATTTTCTGCGCTGGCTGCATGTCTATGGCTGGCTGCGCGACCATCCAGAAACGGAATGGGTCTGGGCGACGGACGGTACCGATGTTGAAATGCTGGCCGAGCCATGGGGACATATGGAACCCGGCAAGCTGTATGTCGGATCGGAACACAAGACCTTGGCAGACAAGTGGATGCTTTCAAACCATCCAGCGAGCCATCTGCAAGCGTTTTTGAAGGGAAACAGTCATCGTTTGATGCTGAATGCCGGACTGGTCGGCGGTGATCGCCAAACCGTGATGGCGTTCGCCCACGACATGGTGAAGGACTGGCATTCTCTGGCATCGCGGCGCTTCTGGAACGTCGAGCGCGCAGGTAACGAAGTCGGGGACATGGCCGCTTTCAATTTCGTCGCCTATTCAAAATGGGCTGAAAAGATCGAAACCGGCCCGCGCATCAACACCGTGTTCAAGACCGAAGGTGTTGGACGTGAATATGCTTGGTGGCGACACAAATGAAGATCGTCATCGTGGCACATTACAAGCGCCGAGACCAAGCCGAACGTCTCGCTAGAAGCCTGAACGCGCATGTCGTCATGGACGAGATCGGCAACGGCGCGTTATTCGGCCATAGGAAGGCGCTGGAGTGGTGTTCTGTCCAGAGCGGGCGTTGCGTCATCATGGAGGATGACGCGCTTCCTGTGGCCGATTTTGGCGATTTGGCGCAACGCTGGATGGATGAATGCCCAGATGACTTGCTGTCGTTTTACCTTGGCACCGGCAGGCCGCCACAATACCAGACGCAAATCGCCCATTTACTCCGCCGTGCTGACCAGTGGCGGGAGGAATACATAACGCTACCCCAGCTTATTCACGGCGTCTGCTACTCGGTACCGCAGGACAAGGTAAAGCCGCTGTTGTCAGTTCTCCCCTTGGTCGGGGCGGCAGACTTCGCAATCGGTAGCGCGTGGCAGCAAGTCACGGGCAGACCGGTGATTTATCCGGTGCGCTCATTGGTCGATCACGACGATTTGCCAAGTGTGGAAGTGCACCCAGACGGACAGAAACGAACAGAACACCGCCGAGCGTGGCGACTGGAGACCGCGAATGGCCGATAATCGATCAGCTGGAACGCTCTATTACAAGGTGGCGCTGCTGAAACGTGAAGACGTTGACGACGGCATGGGCAACACGGTCGGCCAAGAATGGGTCGAGCAGTTCCAAACCAGAGGTGAATACATCCACCTTCGCGGTTCTGAAGCCGTTATGGCTGGCCGTCTTCAGGGCAAGCACACACAGGTTATCCGGGTCCGCAACTCTGCCAATACTCGGCTGATAACCACGGACTGGATGCTTCGAGATGTGCGCACCGGAAAATCGTTCAATATCAGAGACATAGAGCACGAAGTTAACCGCCAGTTTATCGCGCTCACGTGCGAAAGTGGCGTTGCTACGGGGTGATGTCATGGTAGAGGGGCTTGATCGTCTTAAGCGCAAGTTGACCAAGACAATCCCGACCGCTGTTGTTGATGCTACCGTCAAGGCGATGGAGCAAGGTGCGGATGAAGTTGTCTCAATGATGCGGCGGCTTGTTCCGAAAGATACTGGCAAGCTTGCGGCTACAATTAATTGGACGTGGGGTGAAGCTCCTGAAGGGTCACTGACACTGGGACGGTCCAAAACCGCTGCAAACGGATTACGCATCACGATTTATGCCGGCGATATGTCAACGATGGTTGGTGAGCGAAGTCAGTTCCAGCTTGCAAGATTGCAGGAGTTCGGAACCCAGCACATGCAAGCCAACCCATACTTTTTCCCGTCATGGCGCGCATCGCGTAAGCGAGTGAAGGGACGGATAACGAGACAGATGCGAAAAGCAATCAAGGATGGCTCGAAGTGAATATCTCAGAAGAGCTTCAGCGGTATCTCTACGCTAAATTGCGCACGGTTCCAGAAGTAACAACCTTGGCTAGCGGACGTGTTTATGACCGTGTGCCAGAAGATAAGTCGTTCCCGTACATCAGTTTTGGACCGTCTGACATTGTTGACGATAGTGCGGAATGTATCGAGGCGGAAACTCATACCATCCAGCTCGACGCATGGTCGCGAGCCGTGGGTAAGGGTGAATGTAAGAACCTGGTTGACGGCATCAAGAAAGCGCTCCAGCGCGACACGCCTGAGCTTTCGGACAATGCAATCGTGGAAATGACCGTGCCGTTTACGAGGATCGTCACGGACCCTGACGGACTAACCACACACGGCATAATCCAGGTGGAAATAAGAGTGGAGATCGCGTGATGGCATGGGCAATCTTTAAGGTTGAGTGCAACTGGTCTCGTCCAAAAAGTCGGTTCTCGTTCAATGCGAAGGCGTCACCGGAACCACAAGAACGCCCGCAAGATTTCATTGATTTTTGCGTATCGAAGGGATGGGCAGAGCGCGTCCAAAGCCCTTCACGCGACCAGAAACGCGCCCTGAAGGGCCGTAACCGGGCGAAATAAGCCCATTCACCTGAAACCGGGCCTCAAGCCCTTTTAAGGCTGGCAATTGCTGGCCCGTTTTCGCATGGAGAAAGCACATGGCTACCAAGCCGACTACCGCCGCATTCCCTGATTTCATCCTTGAAGTCGAAACCGATACGCCGGGAACGTTTACCAAGATTTGCGGCATCACTCAGCGCGGCATCAATCGCCAGCACAACATGCAGACCACTGAAGTCCCGCAGGACTGCGACGACGAAAGCCTGCCGAGCGCGGTCGAACGCGCAATCCAGTCGTCTGAAGTGACGATTTCTGGGTCTGGCGTCTGGGCATCTCAGAGCCACGAAATGATGTTGGACTGGTGGTACCTGGGCCAGACCAAAAACATCCGTATCAAGCACGTGAAAGCGGCTGTTGGTGACACCGAATACGAAACAGGCCCAGCAATCCTCGTCAACCTGAATAATGCGGTCGAGAAGGGGCAAAAGGTCAACGCCGAAATTGAAATCCAATTTGACGGCGTTCCAGAGCGCACGGCCAAGGTGAGCGGAAGTTAATGGCTAAAGCGTTGACGTGGGCAGGCGGGGAGCATGATTTCGAACTCCGCCTTGAACATCTTCGTGCGCTTCAGGACAAGTGTGATGCAGGGCCAGAATGGATACTGGCCCGCCTATCAAGCAAGCAATGGATGGTTGATGACGTAATTCAGCCGATCCGCCTTGGGCTTGAAGGTGGCGGGATGGAGAAAGAAGCGGCTCGAAAACTCGTACAAAAGTTTGTCGAGGACCGGCCACTAACTCTTTCCGTTCTGACGGCGCAGGCCGTTTTGATGATGGCTTTGTATGGCGACCCGGACGATCAGCCGGGGGAGCTGGACGCGGGCGAGCGGAAGAAGACCCAGACCCGCTCCCCCGAGGGAAATGGAAATTCCACCGTTATTACCAGTGGGCAGGAGTAATCCACCGCGACGGTGGGAAGATGACGCTGTGGGAGTTTTCGTGCGCCATTGAAGGCCATCAGGCTTTCCATCGCGGCGAAGAGAAAGCTGCGCCTGAGATAAGCAACGAAACACTGGCAGAGCTTGGAATTGAGGGCTTCTAATGGCGACGGACGTTGAACGGCTTATTGTATCTTTGGAAGCTCGCACCAAGGCTTTCGAGAATGCCCTGAACCGGGCAAATGGTACAGCCAATAAGCGAGCTCGCCAGATTGAGAAGCGTTTTGCTGATATGAATAAAAACATATCTGCGACGTTCTCTAATTCACTAAGAAACGCAACGGCTCTCGCGGGTGTTGGCCTAAGCGCACGTGAAGTCATTCAGTACGCCGATGCTTGGACGCAGGCAGGCAATATGATCCGGGCAGCGGCGGCTTCGGCTGGCGTTCAGGTGCGCACCCTCGAACAATTGAACGCGGGCGCTAACGATGCTCGCGTAAGCCTGACAGACTATGCCGATCTGTACGCTAGGCTCATTCGTTCCGCGTCCGGTGTTGCTAAATCTGAAGAAGAAATCGCACTCGCGACCAACCTTGTATCCAAGGCGTTCAAAGCGGGCGGCGCATCCGCGCAAGAACAGGCAGCGGGCATTCTTCAGCTTGGTCAAGCGCTCGGTTCTGGCGTCCTCCAAGGTGACGAACTTCGCTCCATTCGCGAAAATGCGCCTATCGTTGCAAAGGCAATCGCGGACGAGTTCAAGGTTTCCATCTCGGGCCTTAAGCAGCTCGGCGCAGATGGAAAGCTAACGTCGGATCGTGTTTTTCGCGCAATCATCAATGCACAGAAGGGCATAGAAGAGCAGTTTCGTGCGACTAACGCCACGATTGGCGATAGCTTCACCAAGCTCGCCAATAATCTAACGCAATATATCGGGCAGGCAAACGAGGCATACGGCATCACTGCAACCGTTGGCGGGATTGTGAATGCTCTTGCTGATAATATCGGTTTGGTAGCGAACTCGGCTGCCGCTGCCGCCGTTGTCCTTTTGTCTCAGTACGTCCCGGCAATGGCGCGCGTTGCCGTAGCTGGCGCGGCTATGGTGGCTACGAACCCGTTCCTCTTGCTTGCTTCCGCTATCGGAGCCGCCACCTTCGCAATTTCAGCGTTTGGCGACCAGATACAGCCGATTGCTGGAGAAATGGCTAATCTTCAGGATTATGCTGCTGTAGCATGGGATGCCCTGAAACAAGGCGCTATGGATGTCGCGTCACTGGTGCGCGATGACTTTCTTTCTGCGATCAACCTAATTTCTGAGGCACTCTCTGGAACGAAGGTAACTTGGGAAGATGTATGGACTACGGCCAAGGGTGTAGCCAACAACATAATCAATTCGATTGGCTTCCTCTACGACGCGACCGTAATCACATTCACGAAGCTTCCCGGTGCTGTAGCAGAAGCAGTTATCAACGCCATGAACTCGATGATCGCCGGGATAGAGGCCGGTCTTCAAAAGGCTTTGAACGGGATCAATGCTGTTTCAGCCGCACTGAATAAGCTGGATAGCTTCGTAGGTGTCGCGCCGACGCTGCCGGAAAACCTGACTGTTGAACTTGGTCGCTTGGATAACAAGTACGCAGGCGCGGGTAAGGAGGCTGGCGATGCTTACGGCGCGGCCCTTCAGAAAGCTGCCGAAGACCATCTTGGCAAAATTGGCGAAGCGTGGCGAGAACAGGCTAACGCTCGTGCACGTCAACGGACTGCCGATGCAAAGGACCAAGACCTTATCGCGCCAAACAGGACGGCAAACACGGCTGGGTTTGGTGGTGGTTCGGGCGCATCAGCAGACGGCGATGGAGGCAAGAAAAAGAGAGGGCGCAAGGAACGCCAGAATGAGCTTCAGCGCGAGATAGAGCAGATAAAGGAGCGGACAGCTACGCTTCAGGCCGAAACCGCAGCGCAAGCTCAGATTAACCCGCTGATTGATGATTACGATTACGCAATCACGAAGGCGAGGGCCACGCAAGAGCTTTTGAATGCGGCAAAGAAGGCTGGCATTGAGATAACGCCTGCGCTGAAAGAACAAATCAACGGACTGGCTGAAGGTTATGCTCATGCAACTGCTGAGGCTAACAAACTGGCCGAAAGTCAGGAGCAGGCGAGGGAAGCCGCTGACTTCTTCAAGAACAGTATGCTTGATGCCTTCCAGTCCATGGTTCCGACGATTGAAACCGGGAACAAGGCGCTCGATAAGTTCCTGAATACGCTTATTGAAGCAGTCATTCAGGCAACCTTGTTAGGCAAAGGGCCATTGGCCGGTTTGTTTGGCGGCGGAGGACTGTTCAAAGGTGGCGGTCTGCTTGGCGGTGCCATTATTCCCGGCATTCTTCACAGTGGCGGTGTAGCTGGCTCCGATGGGTACGGTCACGGTAGAGCAGTTTCGCCATCAGCCTTTTCCGGCGCAAAGCGCTACCACCGGGGCGGGATTGCCGGTCTACAACCAGGTGAAATACCTGCAATTTTGCAACGTGGCGAGGTTGTCCTTCCGCGCAACTCCAAGATTGGAGGCGGAAGCACGGAAACCATCAACGTCGTTCTCAGGGATGACAGTGGCCGAATGGCCCAGATAGCCGATCAGCGTATTCAGACAGCATCAGGTGCAATTGTTCAGGTTTCGGTGCAGCAAAGCGCCAAGGCTGTTCAATCGAACTTCCCGACTATGTTGGCCGATGCTCAGGCAAGGAAGATGTAATGAGCAAAGAAACCGATGGTCCTGATATTCTTGACGATAGAATACGCAAGGCGGCTGGGGCTATTGTAACCTTGCCGAATTGTCGAACTCCAAGACATCGATCAGGTTCCGAAACATGTCCCTGCCTTTGTCGGAGGTTAGCGTCTCTTTTTGCCGCCTTAATACGGCGGCGGTAATCTCTGCAAAACCTCTGTCGTGTTCTCGTATGGCGTTACAGATCGCATTCAATGCGGCTGTCATGTCGGTGATGTAGTCAGCGTCGTCTTGATGCATTGCCATGGTCTCATTTTTGAACTGCCGTCATATTGATAGATGGCGGTTAAAGTTTCGCTACGAGGGTCATCATGACAATTCTCTGGCCTCGTTCGGTTCTCAAACCGAAGCGCGACCCGTTCAATATTGCCCCGCGTACACTCGCAGGACCTTCCAGTGTATCGGGCGTGACGCAGGTTACGGCTTCGGACGCCGGTATCTGGAAGGCGACATTCAGCGACATCATTATTCGTCGTGGATCGCCTTCCGTTCTTGCATTTCGGGCTATTGCAAATCTGCTGGAAGGCCGTTTGCGTCCGATCCTGGTTCCTCGCTGTTGCGCTTATCAACCGTTCGACCCTGACGGCAACGGCGCCGCTGATAAAGTGCCTCACTCCGATACCAGCCCGTTCAGTGATGGCGGGCTGTACCGCTCCCGATCAATCGATATCAGGCTGACCAGCAACATACCGCTGCGCGGGACGACGGCCAACATATCGCTTGTTACGGCGGGCCAATTGCAGCCGGGGATGGATTTCTCCATCGGAGAACGAATGTACCGCATCCGCACAGTGCAGATGACAGGCGAGAACACGGCTACCATCACATTCCGT